TATTTTAGATGAATTAGATTTTACAAAAGAAAACTGGATGATATTAGCAAGAACTAATAAATTACTAGAAGAAATAGGAGAACATTTTTTTGCTTTAGGTATTAGATTTTCAGGTAAAACAAATACATTTTTACCTAATAAACTTTTAGATGCATATAGAATTTGGGACAGGTTAAATAAAGGAGCATATGTTTCAGGTGATGAAGCTATACAAGTTTACGAATTTTTAAGAAAGCATCAAATTAAACATGGGTATGGAAGTGGTAAAACTTTAAGCAATGTAAATAGCATAGATTTAGATGGACTAAAAGAAAGTCACGGGCTACTAGTGTCGGGCAGCTGGGAACAACTTCACATGCCAGAAGACACAAGAAATTATATTAAAAACTTGTTGGAAAAAGGAGACGACTTAATGAGTGATTCTAGAATAGAATTATGTACTATACATGGCTCAAAAGGAAGAGAGCAGAATAACATTGTTTTATTTACGGATTTTGGTACAGATAGCCAAGGTGAGTTTATATATAGAGAGGCATACAGAAACCCAGACCCAGAACATAGATTGTTTTTTGTAGGAATTACAAGAGCAAAAAATAAATTATTTATTATGGCACCAAAGACAGACTATTATTACACAATAGGAGACCCAATTATATAATGCACAATATTTCAAGCGAACTTGTTTTATTATCTATGATGACCTTTTATTTTGGAATTAAACTTTATTTGGTATTTGTAATATGAGCCATCCATATGCAGAAAGTAGAAAAAGAGCAAGAAAAAAATGGAGACAAAGTCCTAAAGGTAAAGCATGGGACAAAGCTTATAATCAACGTCCAGAAGTTAAAGCTAGAAAAAAAGAATATAATATTCAAAGAATAATTAAGGAGAGTGCTAATGACGGACAAAATATATAAAAAGCAAGTAGGAGGGACTCACTATAAGTCTATGGTGATTCAGCCTTCAGAATTTATTAACAGAAATAATATTCCGTTTGCAGAAGGGAATGCAATTAAATATTTATGTCGTCACAAACAGAAAAATCAAAAAGAAGATTTGTTAAAAGCAAAACATTATATTGACATGGCAATCGATAGAGACTATCCTGAACAAGTGAAAGAAGAAATAAAAGAAACTAAAAATTCTTGGGGAATAGTTAAATAATGTTTAGCGCAGCAAAAGAATGGGTGTGCCCTGAAACATTTCCAGATTTAAAGAATCATAAATACATAGCAATTGACTTAGAAACTAAAGATCCAAATCTTAAAAAAACTGGATCAGGAGCATTAATTAACGAAGGTGGTATAGTTGGAATTGCTGTAGCCGTTGAAGGTTGGTCCGGATATTTTCCTTTTGGTCATGACAGCGGAAACTTTTTTGATCAAAACAGAGTGATAGGATGGATAAAAGAAATTTGTGCTTTACCTTGTACTAAAATATTTCATAACGCAATGTATGATGTTTGTTGGTTAAGAGCATATGGAGTAAAAATAAATGGCCATATTATAGACACTATGGTTATGACTTCATTAATTGATGAAAATAGATTTTGGTATTCATTAAACAGTGTTTCTTATGATTATTTAGGTGAAGTTAAAGATGAAACAGCTTTACAAGCTGCAGCTAAAAAATGGGGAGTAGATCCTAAAGCTGAAATGTATAAACTTCCTGCTATGTATGTAGGCTCTTATGCTGAAAAAGATGCAGAGTTAACTTTAAAATTATTTAAATCTCTCTCACAAGAAATAAAAAATCAAAATCTTACAAATATTTTTAATTTAGAAACTAGTCTTTTTCCTTGCCTCGTCGATATGCGATTTTTAGGAGTTCGTGTAGACGTAGAAGCCGCTCATAAATTAAAGACACAATTAGCTGAACAAGAAAAAGAATTATTACAAAAGATAAAAAAAGAAACGCAAGTAGATGTTCAAATATGGGCAGCACGCAGTATCGAGAAAGTTTTTCAAAAACTGTCCCTACCATACACGCGAACCGAAAAAACAAATTCTCCATCATTTACTAAAAATTTTCTTTCCTCTCATGAACATCCTTTAGTTAAATGTATAGCAAAAGCGAGAGAGATAAACAAGGCACATACAACATTTATAGATACTATTATTAAACATCAATACAAAGGTAGGATTCACGCAGACATTAATCCAATAAGATCGGACAGTGGAGGAACGGTAACAGGAAGATTTAGTTACTCGAATCCAAACCTCCAGCAGATTCCAGCGAGAAACAAGGATCTTGGTCCAATGATTAGATCTTTATTTATTCCTGAACGAGATCACAGCTGGGGATGCTTTGACTACTCGCAACAAGAACCTAGATTAGTAGTTCACTATGCAG